GGCATACGCCTGCTGAGTTGGGTGCGTGGTTCCGTGAAAAATGGGACGAGCGCGGTTGGCATTACATGTTTATGGGTGACGACTCCATCGTCATTGTTAACTACACTACGATCGCTGGTAGCCATGAGCGTGTCATCATTCTTCAAGATTTCATTAAGTTTGATGCATCAAAGCGTGATTCGATAAAGTTCATGATTTATCGATACATGTGCCGGTTTCAGCCGCCGGAACGTGTTGCCGAAATGCTGTGTCTTAATGACTTTGTTGTTGAAGGGCGTACCAAGCACAATGGCCGCTACAAAGTCGAGGGCACTCAAGCAAGTGGTGACAATAGCACTATGGTGGATAACATGATGACTAATAAAGCTGTCTCATTGTTCACACACCACTTTGTCGGTTTGGGATACTTGGAGCGATTGCCGCTGGAGGGTGAGTTCGTTATTGACCATCTCGACAGGCCTTTTAATGTCGATGTGGCCATGGACCCCAGCGAGCGTTCAAAAGACAACAACTACAACGGGACTAGAACCTGGGTTGAGGCAGTAACGGCCTTATCAGGAGACCTAGGTATGCCGGTCGAAATAACACTGCACCATGCACAGGACATGACAGCTGCTATGGCTGCCTGTGATTTTTGTTCAGGGTTATTTTATCCCGTTGCTGACTCGGAAGGGCATGGGCTGACTATCCATGCACCTATGATCGGCCGCCTGATAGCAAAATTGTGTTGGACACGTAACGATCACCGGCCACACAATCTTGCCTGGTTGCGCGGAACTTGCCTAGCAACACAACATCAGGCTGGTTTCTTACCCGTAGTGAGGGCTATAATCCATAAAGTTTTAGAGTTGACGGCTAGTTTGGAGTATTCGCCCCGTTCTGCCGACTTGGTCCGAATCTTCCGCGAGCGCGTTTTCCGCGAGCGGTTGTTTAGTCGATATGATGCACATCGTTTTAGCATGAATGGTGACACTTGGTTCATGTTAATGTTGCGCTACGGAG